GGACTAGGAGCAACATAGCCAGGATGGAAAAGCAAAGCAGGATCCAGCTCAGTGCCGTCACTAGATACAACACCAACAAAAGTGGTGAGCTGGCCAGCCCAACCACCCTCGCAAAAGTGCTGGGCAATGTTGCCTTTATCCATGAAGTAGTCGTTTTCATTGTTCCATCCTGTCGCATAGCTTTGTTGATTGCCAGTTGAGTCGGCACAGGTAATTGAGGCCCAAACTTGTGCAGCGTAGGCAGGGGTTGGTTGCCAGACCATAAAGAAAAGAAAAAAGCCCACAAACATAAGTCGTAGGCTTTTCTTTTTGGCTAGTTTACTTACCAAGTTTGGGTTGCACCTTTGGGGGTTTAGGGGCTTTGACTACTGGGACTGGCTCGTGAACTGGGGCAGGGGCAACCTCACCTGTGTCAGGTGTTGGCAGTCCAACCTCAGCATCGAGTTCCCATTTAGCAATAGTGGCTTTGACAAACTTTAGAGGGTCAACATAGCCCTTGCCGTCTGAGGTCCACTTTAGGTACTTGCCCTTGCAGATCTCAAAGTGAAGGTGTCGGCCAGCCGATGCACCGGTGTTGCCCATGATGCCTAGTCGAGTTCCAGCCTTGACCTTCTCACCCTTGACAACAGTTAGAGAGTTCTCAACCATGTGTGCGTAGCGAGCTGTGTACCACTCGCCGTTTATCTTTGAGCGAATGTCAACATAGTAGCCAACCCCACCAAGCGAGCCATCTGGGTTCTTTAGCTTTGAGGTGCCGGCAGCAACAACTGTTCCGTCATGCCAGGCTTCGTTCCAAATCTTTGCCTTTGGTCCCCATAGATCTACACCATTGTGGTGTTTCTTATACTTCTCGATTGGGTGAATACGCCATCCAAAAGGTGAGGTGACTTTCCAGTCTTTACCGAACTTGCCATCTAGGGGCATCTGAGGCTTAGTTTTCACATTCTTCCAATCATGTTTAGTAGCGATCCAATAAGGGCAACTACACCAGCAGCAAGACCTGTGTAGGCAATCTTTTCAATCCAGGCTAGGCGAGCCAAAGACAGCTCAACCTCTCTAATCCGATCTGGCACATCATCCAGGTTGTCTAGCTTTACAAGCATCTTTAGCTGAGTGTCATTCATCTCTATCTGCTTTTGATAGATCATCTGCTGGGTAATGCGTACCCCAGTTGTTTCATCAGCCATTATGCGTCAGAGTCCGAGAAGTCCATTAAGTCCCAAGCTAGGTTTGACTCATTCCAGAAATAAGCAAATCCGTCAGTTGGATAAGGCGTTGGTGGATTCCATAAACAGGTTTGTTCATTTAGCACCCAAGAATCAAAAGGCTTGGCAGGGATAAAGGCATCTCGCTGGGAGTCATAGCTAAACCCAATTCCTGCAAAGTTTTTTCTTATGTTGCCGTTGTATGAGGTCTTGACCCACACACCACCAAGATTCTGAATTAGCCATGAATAACCTTCATCGCCAGCAGGGTCATTGTTATCTCCAACTAGGACTCTAATAACAATGTTGTTTTCATCTAATTCTGCCCAGTGTGACATTTAAACCGCCGTTCTTAAGTATCGAACAATGACTAGACCTGAACCACCAGCACCGGTTGTTCTACCAAAGGCACCGTCAGCTCCACCACCGGAACCAGTGTTTATGGTTCCAGCTACGGCTGTTTCATTAGCTAGGCTTCCGCCATAAGCTCCACGACCACCACCACCAGAACCACCTGCACCAGGAATTGTTCCCTCTGATGAGGCACCACCACCACCAGCGATGCGACCACCTACACCTAACGCCGTAGCAGTAAGCCAAGTGGACCATGTATCAAGACCAGGACCACCATCAGACCCTGGATCAACATTGTTATTTATAGGAGTGCTGACACCTACACCACCGGCACCACCACCACCACCACCTCGGAAGCTTGTGCCTGTGCCTCGATAACCAGTTCCACCAGCATTACCGTAGCCAGTAGCTCCACCGGTTCCACCCTGATTGGATGTTCCACCAGCTCTAGTGTCACCAGCAGCATTACCCATAGAACCACCACCACCAGAACCACCATTATTACCGACAGCTCCGGTTCCAGCGTTCCATTTACCACCACCACCACCACCGTTAGAAGTGATAGAGCGGAAAGTTGAGCTAACTCCGTCTAGTCCTTGAGCTGGACCGACAATACCGGCACCACCGGCACCGATTACGGCAGCATGAGTGCCAATAGGAACTGTTGCCGACTCAAGGTATGAAACACCACCAGCACCACCACCACCTGCGTAGTAAGCTCCACCAGATCCACCACCAGCAATAACTAAAAGGTCAGCAATAAGTGGTGCGTCTGAAACAACCAAATCGCCATTGCCTGTAAAGGCTCTGTAAAAATAGGTGGCATCGCTCGATAAAGTGCCGCCGCTTACGACAGACTTGGCAGCACCCGAAGCTGCGGAAAAGATACCTAAAGCAGACAGGCCCATTTAGACCGCCGTTAAGTTACCGATTAGCCTGTATGAGTTAGTACCTACACAGACAACAGAAACTGCATCGTATCGCTGATTGAATCTATAGGCGGTTCCAGCAACTCCACGACCAGCAAGCGACACAGCGGTTGAGGCTCTGTTGATTGTGACTGTTCCTGCACCATCCATAAGAATGTCCACACGCTCTCCAGCCTGAAAAGCTGTAGCTGTGCTAAATGTCACAGTAGTGTCTGAGGCAGAGTCAAACTCTAAAATCTTATAGCGGTCAGAGGTTGCAACTGTGTAAGTTGTAGCGGTAGAGGCAGTTAGTGTGATCTCGTTGCTAAGGTACAGGTTTACATCAGCGGCTGCTAGGACTTCACCAGCGGTAAAGGTTTTTCTTGGCATAGGGTTCCTTTGTTGTTGTTTTTAGTTTACTACTCGTAGGCAAGGCGGTCATTGTCTAGCTGGCCCAGCACAGCGTCATCAAGGATAAAGATGGCAAAGTCAAGGCGTTCTAGGCTAAAGCTGATGTTCTTGTTGTTTGGGTTCCAGTCATGGTTGATACCGATAATCCGGCAATACTGCTCAATGGCTGGTGGGATGTCAGATGGCTCAAACCTGACCAGCACAATGTCACCAATCTCAAGGTCTAAGACGGCATCCTGATTAGTCTCGGTTAGGGTGTCCATTACGACTGTTACAGTTTCAAAGCGATACTCAGGCTCTTTGTATCTAGCAAGTAAGTAATCTGCCAAGAATTGTAGCTGGTCTGGGTCTTGAATTAGCAACCCAGATTGCGTCAGAGATCTTGGTCCATAAAATAACTGAGAATTGGCATCCTCGGCAAAGGCTTGCTCAGGGATAAGGTCAGCGTTTTCTAGAGTAATCCTGTTGTAAAGGTTCTCTGATCCGTAAACAATGTTGACATCTGCAAACTGAATGCCTGTGTAAACCCCTGCAACTATCTCATCGCTAAAAACAATGTTGGGTGTGTTAGGTACAGCGTTTCTCTCTCGATAAGTGATCTTTCCGTCTTTTGCAAGAAACAAAGTACCGAACTCAGAGTCAGATACAAGCTGTAGATACTCAAGGGTTCCTGTGCCCTCAGCTACATCGGTGTCAAGCATTACTGAGTTGCCAGGGTCTATGTCCCTAAGTTCCTCTGGCCAGTTAACTTCAGGCCTATCTAGGACTGTGTTGATTCGAGCACCAGACAGCTGAGAGTCAGGGGTAAACTCCTCAAGTCCTGAGTTAGCTAAAACAGAAAAGGCATCTGATACCTGTATCTGGACAACAGACTGCTTGCCTGGTTCGTACTGAATATCAAAGTCGTCAATGAATCCTCTAAACACAGGTAGTTCATTAGCCGATACCCTCACCGAGCGTCTAGGTACAAGCTGGCCGTAATAGGGACCGTTCTCGTATAGTGGGTCAAACTCTCTATCTGAGTTATCAACAACAATGCTAGTGATACCTGCGTCAATACGATCTAGTGCATTATTTTTGCCTCGGCGTACTGTTGTAGTGACAAGCCTGTCTGTGATGTCAAAAAATCTTTCACCACCAAGTGTAAACTCGGTGCTATCGAGCAAGCCCCTAGTAGGACTATCAAGAACTAACGCAAAGGGATCCCTCTGACCGAAATCTAGCCCTAGCTCAACTTTGACTGATGGAGCTGCCACTATGCACCCTGCCAGACAGCACCAGAGGTACGCTCGTAGGCCTTGATAGCGTCAACGATAGCCTTACCGATAGTTGACCCTGAGCCAACACCGCCGTCAACATTTATGTTGTAAACAGTCTGCTGTGCTTCTCTGTTGAAAAGGCTGTTTGTGCCGGTTGTAGCAATCTGACCAGCCAAGCTACCAAACTCTGAGTACCCAGCGTTGATAGCTGCAAGTCCCTCAGCACCACCCATTACAAGTGCTTCGGCTAGTCGAGCACCCCCCATTGGTCCGGCAGAGATGACTTGCTGTAGAAGGGCAGAGTTAAGACCTAGACCTGAGAGCTTGGCCACATTGGTAGAAAAAGACCTTAGCTTTACAAGCATCTTTTCCATGTTGCGAGTAATTGCGTTTGTTGATCCACCAAGTTCTCTTAGGTCAAATGCACCAAGTATTGAGTTTTTGATGCTTGCAAAAGTGTTTTTGACTGAATCTAAGAATGAGTTGTAAACACGCTCACGCTCTGCGAGTAATGCGGCCTCTCTATCGGCAGATTGTTGTGCAGCTATGTCGGCTTTATCTTGTGCAGCTTGCAAGTCTGCTGTATTTTTAGCAGCGATGGCCGCTAATTCAGCGATACCATCAGCGGTTTGATTGAACTTTGCTTGCTGTTTTTGCAGTTTTACTGGGTCAGTTAGTTTTGCAAGTTGGCTTTGGAATGCCTTTTTAGTAGTAGCAGTTCGCAGAACAAGTGACCTTAGTCCTTCACTTGCTTCTGTTGCTGCAAGCTTGGCCTCTCTCTTAGCCTGAAGTGTACCTGCTCTTATTTCACTAGCAACAGTTGCAACTTGATCACGAGCACCAGCACTAGGTGTTGGAGTTGGGGTTGGGGTAATCTGAGTAGCCTTAAACATCTGCGTTTGAACATCAAAAGCAGTGCCACCAAAAGAACTTGCTACTTGTCCAGCAGTCTGAGTCTTAAATGTGTAGGTAGTGGTGACCTCTTTAGGTATCTTGTCTAGCTGTGTTCTAAGGACAGCAGCCTTGCCACCTGCGTAATCTAACTTGCCTGCAAAGTTTGCAACCCCTGAGGCTGACTTTCCAGCCCACTCATTTGTGTTGGTAAAGGCTGCAACCAAAAGTGCCAGACCAGAGATAATTGCGACAATCGGAATCAGCCTTAGAGCTGTTGAGAAAATTGTTGTTGCTGTTGTAGCTAGTTTTGTACCGGCAGTCGCTTGAGCAACTGACCAGGTATAGAGCTTGGTAGCAACTGTGGCAATACCACTAAGAACAGCAAAGGTTTTGTAGGCCGTATTTATGGCAAAGATTGCGATTGTAAGATTGGCTATGGCAGTGGCGTTGTCAACAAAGAACTTTATGCTGTTCATCAGGTCTGTTGTCAGGCCTTTCCAGTCAACAGCCTTTACAGCAGCAACCAGCTGAGTGCCTAGCTCACTTACCAAATCTCTAACTATTGGCAACAGCTCGGCCATAACCGGCAAAAGCTGGTTTCCAATTTCAATCTGTGTGTTGCTGACCTCTGCCTTTAGGATTCTTAGCTGGTTGGCAAGGCCGTCAGAAGTGTTGGCAAAATCACCCTGTGTTTTGCTTGTTGCTTGCAGAAGCAATCCATAACGAGCTTGGACCTTTTCTGTTTCAGTCAGTTCTTTGCCGATTGCACCAATGCCATTAGCCGCTGCATAGGCTTTGACCTCAGAGTCAAGCAGGTTGATACCAAAACGCTTTAGAGGTTCTGCCTCACCTGCAAGACCAGACTGGAATACCTGCAAAGCCTCTGAAACATCTATGTTGAAAACAGAGGCAAAGTCGCTGGCACGAGTAGAGATCTCAGCAATAAACTTTGAGGCATCGCCACCAGAGCCAACGATACGCTCGGCAAAGGCTGAGAACCTAACTGCTGCGTTGTTGAAGTCAACCTGGGATACACCAAGGGTTGTTGCGGCTGTCTTTCCAAAGTCAATAATGCCTTGAGCTGACTTTCCAAAAGCAACATTGACAGCGTTTACAGACTCGGCATAGCTCGATGCTGTCTGGACAGTCTTGGCTAAACCAGCACCAATAGCACCGATAGCAATACCAGCAGTAGCAAAGTTTCTGCCTAGTGAGCTGACAGAGGACTGTAGCGTTGCAAAACTAGCGTTAGCTTGCTTTAGGCCTTTAGGGTCAAAGCTGGTGAGGATGGGGATTCTAATTGCCATTATCGGACCTTAAGTTTTTGGTTGATTTTTGCAGCATAAGCATCAAGGGTTCTTAGCATGTCAGCAGCGATGCCATCTACCTTGCCAGCTAGGGCTGGATAAATGTAGCGTGAAGGCACTCCACCAAGATTGTCGGTCATGCCCTTACCCTGTCCGTTTATGCGGTACTGGAACTGGCGACTGTTGCCACGCCTAACTACTGGCCTTGACTTTGTTGGGCTTTGTCTGCCTGAGCCACCAATGCGGCCTCTGCCTTTGTATTCGTAAGGCAAGCGTGGACCATGTTGCATTGTCCTTCTACCTGCCATGTCAGCAATCTCAAGACCTACAGCATCACCAGGAGAGATTACCTCAATCCTGACAAGTGAGTGGCTGTTGCTTAGTCTGTGTGCTCGTAGATCTAGGTTTGCCTTTACAAGTGCACCGGCAAAGCGAGTACGGCCATAGTGATTCATCCCAGATAGCGGTGCGGTCCTTGGCAGGTTAGCTCTAATAGCTGTCACTGCTGGCTCGGCAATACGCTTGATGTCTTTGCGTAGCTCTCTAATGCTTCCTGGCTGCACAGCATCCAAAAGTTGTAAAGTTTCCTTCACACCTTCAATGCGGATTTTTGTAGTCACAGGACTCCTAGATAGATTACTTGTCTAATTCTACCCAAAAGAAAAACCCCCTTTCGGGGGCTTATCTTTTAGAGCTGCGGTTTTGATTCCTAAAAATCAAATACCGGCTGATTGTCCAGAGCATTCTTTCATCGAGTTCTAACAACTCTCTGGGGCTTATGCCAGTTTCGACTGCCAGAGATGCTATAAACCAATGAGCTGATTGATCCCCTAGACCCTTTATGCTTTTGGGTCGTCAGAGGCCGATACGGAGAGAACTCCGTCAATCCACTCATCGAAAGTTTTAGCAGTTGCCTTGGTGCGTGTTTCACTTGCCCAAGCTAGGAAAAGCAGGTGAGTGATTTTGAGGTCTTTGTCTAGATTCGCAATGGAGATGTTGAAGTTGCTTTCAAACTTCACCATATCGGATGCTAGGCAGGTGACATCTTTAGTTTCACCAGGCTTGTCGCTGAACTCTACTTGTAGGTTTATTTTCATGCTCTTAGCTTACTATGCTGCTGGGGCAGTGCCTCGGACAACTTCGCCCGATACTGGCCAGGTCACAGATAGGGTTGCTAGGTCACCAACGGCACCGGCAAATGGCTGGTACTGGGTGACTAGAGCTGTAAAGCGGTACTCAGGGTTGGTTGCGGTGACTGTACCGGATGTCGGTGCAATCTTTACTGCAACTGTTGAGCCCATAAGTGGGAATAGTAGAGCGTCAATAGAGCCTGCTCCAAAGTCCTGGTGGAAGTCTAGCGATACAGAAGCATCACGAAGGCCCCCGATCCTCGTTTTATAAGTTTGCCCGAAAGCCGTAGTTTCGATTTCATCACTTGTGATGTCAAGAGTTACAGAAGCGATTGAGTCGCTTAGTACAGATGTACCTACTGTGACCTTGTAGTCTTGTGCGTAAAACTTTGCCATGTTATTTCTCCTAGTTTGCTATGACTGTGACCGAGAAGTCAGCAGCCAGGTATGTGGTGTCGCTGATGTTCAATGAACCAACTGAGTCCATTGACACTACTCGGCAATCGTAGGCATTACCACCGAGAGTCTTATCTGATTCTACTGCAAACTTGATACTCCTGTTGCCAGTAGAAATGTAGGTGTCGAGCGTTCTTTGGGCTTCTCTTTCGGCAGCTCGGCCAACAATGACAGTAATGGTAAATGAGTAGCTAGTCATGCCGTTTGCAAAGGCTCTGTCGTAGGTCACAGAGTTTAGGGCAACAATGGCAATAGGTGGGTTTGGTAGATCAGGAACCTCAGCGGCAGTTCTCAGTCCAGGGATGGTTGCAAGATTAGTGGCTAGACCCTGCCTAATTAGGCTAATGCTCATTAGCCGAAGTTCCTCATAATTCTGTAAGGCATAAGTAGTTGCTCAACATCTGGGTCAAGGTAGCGGCCAACTCGAATAGCACCCATGTCGCCAAAGCCGGCAACACCTAGAGGCGAGTCAAGACGCTTATAGATTCTTGATGACTGGATGATACAAGCTTGCTTTACAGCGGTAGGCACAGATGCCCAACCCCAAGTGCCGGTAATCTTTACAAGTGCCTGGTAGTCAACAACTGGCCAAGTGTAAGTGTTGACAGCTCTGATGCCTGTGTAAGGCGAATAGAGTCCATCAGCTCTGCTGTTTACAGGCTCAAGCTGGTAGTCGGTAGCGGTCCACTCTGTGTAAGTGTCGCCAATCTCATCTGTTGACTCAACCTTCGTGACTGTAATTGCATCGTCAATAATTAGGTTGATGGCATCGGTAGCTGCAAAGTTCCTAACAGCGGTACCTGCATTAGAGAAGCTTCTGGCTGTGAAGCCGTCAATAAGTCTTGAAGCAGACTCAATAGCTGTTTCTAGCAGCGAGTCGTCAATTCCATCTTGGATTCTGAGTGAGGCCTTAACCTCTAAAAGTGTGGCGTAGCCATTGGTTATGCTCATGATTCTCCTAGTCTATCTGCTAAAAAGGATACTCTCTAAAGGGGAAGCTCTTGAGCTATCTTGCGTATCTGGTTTTCGCCTTCTGTTCTTTTATCTCCTGGCAAGCTTGCCCCAGACAGGGTTAGCCGGTCAGTGCCGACATCGTAAACAATGCGTGTGGTTGAGGCATAGAAGGGTTTGACTAGCCTTGTTTTTCGCATCCTTAGAGCAAGCCCCCAGTCTGCGAACCTTACACCTTTAGGGAATCCACCAGAGGCTTCCCAGAGCCTTTTGGTCATAGCATTAGCACCCATTAGGTTAAACTGTGTGTCAAGTGCCTCTGGCTCCCACCTTGCACTCTGTCGGTAGTTGCTGTGCTTGTGGAGCAAGTGATCGCAAATCAAGTTGCAGCCATCTAGGTGAGCTTGGCCAATCTCGTTTAGGGCTTCTGGCATAAAGTAATCATCGGCGTTGCAGATACCCAGCCAGTCGCTAATGCAAAGCTCAATGGCTCGGTTCCAATACTCTGAGTAGCCTGAGTGGTCCTCGACTCGGATGCGTACCTTGCTAAAGTCAGGACAGGCAGACATTACTGCTGGCAGGTTAGCCTCGTCACAGACAATTACAATCTCGTCAATCTGACGCTCTAGCGATGCAACACCGGCAAACCACTGTGGTAAGAATTGACCATACCCCTCACCCCAGATTGCTAGCGGCAAGCTAATGGTTGGGATTAGTTGAGGACTATCTGCCAAAATCGTTCCTTTGAGTTATTTACTAGGTCGGTCAGGACTTGTGGATTACGCCAGTTCGGTACTGAGGTTATTCCTGCCAGCTCGTTTGTGTGTACCTGGCAACCTGACAAGACTGCCTCGATTACAGCTCTTGGCTCGGCATCAAAGCCATTGGGTAAGAATACAAAGTGACTTGCTCTGCTCATTGTTTCTAGCACCTCAGCTCTTGGCTTGTCGGTCATCATCACTAGAGGTATGCCTTGTTCATCTGCCCAAGTTTGTGCCTCAACTGGCCCCTTTTGAGGGTGCATCCTTGCAGCCCATAAAGCAAAAGACTCTTTCGGCTTTTGAGTTATCTCGCTAATGTCTAAAGGTGCTGTGACCCAAGTGCTTGCCTTTGGTGTTGTCCACTCAAGCTCTAGCTCTAGGTGTCTAGGTGTCCGGCAGATGAGGGTTGAAGCTGAGCTAAGCAATTCTGCTCTTTCATCAGTTCTTGTTTGCAAGTGATGGACAGCAACAACAGGGTTTCGCCTAGCAAGCTGTGTCATGGCATAAGGGCTAAGTAGGTCTGTGCCGGTAATGACTATCTTGTCAAACTCTAGGGCTTGCTTCCAGTTCTCAGGCCTGATGATGGTGAGCTCGGCTGGTGCATCTGTGAGTAGTGTTTGGTCGGTCATCTCTGCCCCACCGATTAGCTTGCCATCTATGTCGGGTAAGTGGTGAGATACCCAGGCAATCACTTGAGCAGTTTCTTTAGCACTGGCATCCAGTTCTCTTGCCAGACTTTCTCGTGGTCATAATTCTGAGCGAACTCGACTGCCTTGGGTGACTTGACCTTGCCCCTGGCATAGGCCTGTTCTAATGCTTCTACTATCTCTGGCACCGAAGGAATTGTCCAGAATGAGTGCTGGGCTGGATCGTAGAGTGGCTGACCTGCTACTGCCCAACCATCTCCAACTAGCTCAGGACTAGCGGCAAACTTGCTGACAATAACTGGCACACCACAGGCCTGAGCCTCAACTGTTGGAATACCAAAGCCCTCGCCATAGCTGGTAGCCAGCATCACATCCCAGCTTGAGTAGATCCCTGCAAGGGTAGATTGTGGCATTCCGTAGCGGTAAGCGAGTGGGTCAGGGAAGGTCATGTTGTCAATAGGAATGCCTAGCAACTGGCCTAGTGCCATAAGGTTCCAGCCATGAGGCGAGCTTGCATCTGCGTGGATGTAAAGCATTGCGTCTGGGTGCTTGCGAGCAAACATTGCAAAGGCCATCATGTTCTCTGAATAGGCTTTGCGGTGCAAGATACCTGATGCCTTGTTAGCAGCGTTCATACCGACTACAAAGCGACCATTCTCAAAGCCCATGTATTTGTCAACTGGCAAGCCGTCAATCTTGTCTGTGTATTTGAATACCTTGGTGTCAATGCTGTGAGGGATGTAGTGACCCTCGACACCTGCCTTGTTTATTTGCTCTAGTCCAAACTTGCTCATGGCAAGCGGTGTAACATTTTCCTTTTGTAGCCACTTCAATACACCTGGTGGAATTGGATTGTGGTCAACAGGTGTCCAGCTTGCAATAGGAATGCTGTCAAAGCCCTTTGCGTTTAGAACCCAAACATCGTAAAGGGTAATCATCAAGTCAGGCTGGTCAGCGTTTAGGGCTTTCCAATGCTTGTGATGAGCTGGGGTCACATCGTTTGAGTAGGCTTCTGAGCCTCTGGCATAGATGGGAATCTCGCCGTACTCGGTGTGGTAGATCGTGTTGATGCCTTCATGTCCGTAGTTAGACAGAGATGCAACATTCGCACCATCACGCTTTAGAAGTTTGACTAGAGCATCGGTGGCTTGGCCGTATCCGGTTGGCTGTCCTGGCGAATTGCTAAAGACAGATACTGTGCCCTTTAGTTTTCTTTTGGTCTTGCTCATGTAGGTTTCTCCCTTTGTTGCCATAATCCTAGCAAAAGACAAGCCCCAAGCGAACCTACACGCTTGGGGCTTGTCAGCTTAT